CTGAACATATATTTATAAGTTCATTTAATCCACTTTGATTTAATAATGAAGTATTATTTACATTTGCCATTAAAACTATTTTTTCTGATAAATTACTTGTTAATCCACTATTTTTTTTTAAAGTTAATGGAATAATTTGAATATTTGATCTATCAATATCATTATTATTAATTAAATAACCAGTATTTAATAATTTCTTAGTTAATAAAATTGTCATATTTTCATACATTTTTTTATTTTCACTTTTTATTCTAAAGTGCAATATTAAAGGATCTTTATTTAAATTTCCAAATGCTCCTGAAAATTCTTCTCCATCACCATTAACAATAACATCTAAAACCTCTTCTAAAGTTAAGTAATTAAATGTTTCTTTTATTGAAAAATTCATATTTACTGAACTAGCAACTACTGGCATATTTTCTATTGAATATATTTCAAAATCTAAACATCTTGCCCCTAATTTTAATGCATATTTCATAGCACATATATTTACCCAATTATTTTTATAACCACCAGCATTACAACAATTGTATGCAGTTTTAATATAAAAATTCTTAAATAAACTTTTATATGGATTATTATAATCTGTTTCTATATTAGTTATTAGTGGTAGTTTATTATATTTAATACTGTTAAAACTATTTAATCTTGAAAAATTATATTTATAATTATCACAATTTGTATCTTGTAAATTTAAAATAGAAACAAACCAAGAAAAAAATAATAAAAGTATAGATATTATCATCATAATAGCTACTATACTATATAAGTTACTACTATCTTGATCTTTTATAAAAGCATTAATATTTTCTCCAAGTTTTTTTTTTGTTTGATCAATTACTGAATCTGGCATTTTTTATTAATTATATTATAAAAATATATTAATATTTATTAATATAATTTTATATATAATAACTATAATGGCAGGTGGATTATTAAATTTAATAGCAGTTGGTAATCAAGATTTAATTGTAACTGGAAATCCTAATAAAAGTTTTTTTAAAGTTACATATAATAAATATACTAATTTTGGCATGCAAAAATATAGAATTGATCAAACTGGTCAAACAAATATTAATTTAAATTCAGAGTCTAAATATACTTTTAAAATATCAAGATATGGAGATTTGTTATTAGATTCTTATTTAGTATTAACTTTACCAAATATATGGAGTCCTGTATTAAAATATAAAATATCAGAACCTAATTCTTATGAATATAGACCATATGAATTTAAATGGATAAAAAATATAGGAACTCAAATTATAAAAGATTTAACAATAACAATTGGTGGACATATTATTCAAAAATTTTCTGGAAGCTATATTCAAAATACTATACAAAGAGATTTTACAAGTGAAAAAAAAAAAATATTTGATAATATGATTGGAAATATTGATGAATTAACTAATCCTGAAAAAATTTCAAACAGAAATAATAATTATCCTAATGCTTTTAAAATAAATGATGATGACATTGAACCATCTATCTATGAAAGACAATTATTTATACCAATAAATGCGTGGTTTACTTTATTAACAACTTCAGCAATACCATTAGTTTGTTTACAATATACTGATTTAGAAATTCATTTTACTTTTAGACCACTTGTAGAACTTTTTACAATTAAAGATATAACTTATGATATAAGTAATAATCCTTTAAATATAGATACTAATTATTATGAAAATTTTCCAAGAATTAAAGCTAATCAATCAAAAGATTTAAGATATTCATTTTATAGATTTATACAGCCACCACCTGTTATTGATATATTTGATAATTATTTATATGAAAATACTAATAATAATTTAAATATGGATATTCATTTATTAACAACTCAATGTTTTTTAGATAATGAAGAACGTAACTTTTTTTCTAGAAATATACAAACATATTTAATTAAAGAAATACAAGAATATGATTATTATAAAGTTAATAAATCTAGTAAAATTAAAATAGAATCACATGGGTTAGTATTAAATTGGATGTGGTATTTTCAAAGAAATGATGTTGCAGATAGAAATGAATGGTCAAATTATACTAATTGGGAATATGAAGAAAATATACCAAACAATTTAATAAAATTAAAAGATTCAAATGGTAATGATATTATGTATCCATATAAAAAAATATACACAGAATCTTATAAAAATATTTTAATTACAGGAAATATTCCAAATGATTATCAAAATAATAATAATAAATTTATTATGAGAAATTGTGCTATAATTTGTGATGGCAAATATAGAGAACAAGAGTTACCATCTGGAGTTTTTAGCATGATTGAGAATTTTTCAAGGTATAACTCTAACTCAAAAGATGGATTATATCATTATTCTTTTTCAATAAATAATGATCCACATAAATACCAACCTTCTGGTGCTTTTAATACAAATAAATTTAAAACAATTGAATTTGAATTTAATACAAATTTTAATCCTCCATTAGATTTATCTAGTGTTAATTTTAATACAATTTGTGATCCTATAACACAAGAACCTATAGGTGTTACAAAAGAACCAACAAGTATATTTAAATATAATTACGATTTACATATATATGAAGAAAAATATAATTTATTACAATTTCAATCTGGTACTGGTGATTTAGTATATAGCAGATAAATTGTTTAAATATATTTATAATATATTTTATATAAATATATTTAAAGATTTATACATATAATATATCATTTTATATGCTTTTAAAAAATGAAAAAACAAATTTTTTTTTCGCATACATGGAGGCCGGATAATTTATATAGAGATAATCATAAAAGAGTAAAAAGATTAGTTTATGAATTAAGATTATTTAATTGGAGTTGTTGGTTAGATGAAGAAGAAATGTTTGGTAATATAGATGCATGTATGAGTAATGGTATACAGAATGCTGATGCTATTTTGATTTTTGTAACAGAAGAATATTGTAAAAAAATAAATGATGGAGCAAATAATCCATATATTAGAGATAATTGTTTAAAAGAATGGAATTATGCTACTAATAAAAAAAAATTATTAATACCAGTTATAAATGAACCGTGTTTATTAAATACAACATGTTGGCCAGATGGTATAATTAATTTATATTTTGGTTCTACATTTTATATAGATTATACTAGTGATGATAATGTAAGTTCTGTTGCAAAAAATATAACATATTTATTGAGTAAATATGAAATATTTCCTATAAAAAATGATATTTTTTATAAAAATTATAGATTGTATAATTATATAAATTCTATTATTTTTATGAATAGAATTAATAGAAAAAAAAATTTAAATATATTACCAGAATCACCTATTAATATGACACCAAATCCTTCTATTAATAATTTAGAAAATTTAGAAAAAAATATAAGTGATGATGATAATACTAATAATGATTTTTTAAATAATAGTTATAATAAAGCTAAAGAAATAAATAATATATTGAATTGTTTAAAAAAAAATAATAATAATAATAATAATTTTATAATAAATACATATACCGATGTAAATCGTAGAATTATAAAAAATAATAGATTAAAAAAAAATATTCGACAAATAATTAAAATTTAATTAATATTAATTTTTTTTACTTTACGAGTACCATATCCATGTTTTTTACGAGATTCTTTAGCTAATTTTAGTGCTTTCGAATTTGATTTACAACCTTCTTCTAAAATTTTATAATCTATTGCTGCCGCTTTTCCACTACTAATTGAACTAGCTAATCTTGCTATTCCCCAACTATGTGCAGTTTGATTTGGTCTTGAACCACTTGAATAATATGCACCCATTCCTTTTTTAAGAATTTTTTTCAATGCTTTTTTTGAACATCCTGTTTTTTTTATTAACTCATTATTTATTGAGAGATTTTTTATATTATATATTCTTTCTGCATTAATTATATGTTGTGATTTTTTTGATTTATAAGATTTTACTTGTTCTCTTTTTATATAAATACCTTTTTTGTATGCTTTTCTAGATTTTTTTAATTGTTTTAATTGTAGTTTTTTATCTTTATTAGAAAGTTTATTTGGTAAATATTTAATAGGTATATTCATTTTTAAATATTTATATTATAAATATATTTTAATTTATAATATAAATTAAAAGAAATAAAATT